GAAACCGTCCAGTTGTCCGGGACGTTCGAGGTCTGGTCCTCAAAGTCTGAGTTCGTCGCGATATTCGCGCCTCTCGCTCCCGCGTCCGTCGACGCGGTGACGGACGAGAGTCTCATGAAAGTACCGGAGCCGGCGGGAAACCGATAGTCCAGAGGAGGGTAAGATGGTTGTCCTCGGATCTCGACGATCTCAGTCCCTCGAGCGATCGAGCCGTCCTGAGCATCCTGAACGCATCGCGCTTCGACGAGTTCGGTTCGAATGTTCGGCCAGTCGGTTGTCGATGCGAGGAGAATGTTCGGAGCCTCGAAGAGATAGAGGAAAGTCCCGTTTCCATTGTTCGAGCCTCCTACCGAGAGACCAGATTTCGTGATCGTGTTTCCGTCGATCGACTCCGCGTCCGCGTCCATCTGTCGGATGAGCCAGATGAGCGCGTCTTGAACCGTCTTCTCTCTCATCGCGTTCGTCGTTGAGGACGAAGCCTGAGCGAACGTCATCTCGATCAGCGTCTTCTCCGCAGCCGCTCGGACATCCTGAAGAACGAGACCCGCCTCTTCGATCCTCGCTTCGAGGTTCCCGGAAAGTTGGTCGATCATGTAGCGATCGCTCGAGGAGTAAGTTCCTTGAACGGTCGCGAAGAGCGTCTTCAGGTTCGCTTGATGAGCGCGGACTGCGTCCATCATCGCGATGAGTTTCCCGAGCCGCGTAAAAAGACCGTCCGTTCCATCGTATACGAGAGCCATTTAGAGAGACTCCTTTTCGCTTCTATCGGGAAGAGGGAGAGCCGCATTGAGGAGAGCGCGTCGACGCTCGCATCCTCCGCAGCCTCCGAAGACCTTCTTCGCAGCTTCCGTGATCCTGAGAACCGTCGCGACTCCGTGAACAATGTCGCCGGCTCCTCGAGGTTCTCCCTCGTAGTTTGGACACGCGCGACACGTCGCGTCTTCGGGATTCGTCTCGAAGTGCTTCGAGATCCCGCAGTAACACCGACCCGCGATGAGGAAGCGACATTTCATATTCGAACGACGGAGACCGTCCCTTCCGCGATGAGTTCGGACGAGACGTTTCCTGCGTAGTTAGAATTGCAAGTGGTGCTGTATGGAGGCTGAACTCCCGCACTATTCACGAGACCACTTGAGATCAGATACCAACCAGTCGGATCGCAGTCCGTCGAGTCGCTCTGAAACTTCAATTCGAACGGGAACACTTGCACCCAAACTTGCCACTTTTGACCGATGCTCGGTCTGTAGGGAATCATCGTGAACTGCGCTTGAAAGTTCGCAAGATTCGGCAAGGGATACGGACCGTCGCAGTATCCGCCAAGTCCGACGTTGTAGAAATCCCACGCGACCGAAGCATACGTCACGCTCGCGTTTGGAATCGCGTCAAGTTGGCAAGGAGCCGGTTGACTCTGCGTCGGTAGTCTCCATCGAAAATCTTTCGATGGAACTCCGCTCGTAAAAGTGTTTCGCAGAGTATAGACCTCGAAAGCCGGTCCGGAGTAGTTCGGAGGTACTTCGGTCGCGAAGAAACACGCGCAGCCTACGGGAGAATGTCGAACGAGTCCTGTCCACGTCACGCGATAGCCGCCGGTCGTTTGGAAACACGGACACGGAGACACCGCGCAGCAACACGGAAGCACTTCGACCGTCAAAGATCCGCTCCGTAGATCGTGACGGCTGCGACGTTCGCGGTCGAAGCGTACGCGACGATCTTGTCTCCCGCGTTCAAGTTCAGCCGCGAGTCGAGGAAGAGACTCGAGTTCGCGTCGAGGATGACATCGTAGAGAAGCGCGTTCGAAGTTCCCGCGCTCTCTGTCGGAAGAAGATGAAAGAGACGGAACGAGACTCGAGAGACCGAGGTATTCGCGATGACAAGCGACGAGACGACGATCGAGCGCGACGCGGGACACTCAAAGACGACCGTGTTCGCCGCGAGCGCGAGCCGGCTCGAGAGTTTCCTCGAGGTCGCGCTCTGTCTCTGGTACGAGTTGAGAGTCGAAGGGATCGCGCTCATGGACAAGTAACCTCGTAACCGTTCGGAACTGAGAAGAAGTTGAGACCGCTCGACTCCGTCACGCAAAGAACGACGGTCCCGGTCTTGATCGCTTGACGGACAAGCGTCGGAGCCGCCGGAGTCACGTCCGGCTTCAGACCGACACCGAAGACCGTCGTCGAGTCCGTGTTATTCTCGCAGCCGTTATACGCGAAGAGATCCGGACCCGTTCCCGTGTAGGTGATGTTCGTCGCGGTCTCCGTCGTCGTGAAACGCTTCAGAGTGTATTTCCAAGCCTTCCGAGCCGCCGGCGATCCCGTGAGAGCGGTCGCCGCCGTGATGATCGCGGCGAACGTATTCGAGACCGACTGTCCCTCGACGACGAGGTAAATCTCGCTCCCGTCTGGAGCGTTCGAAGCGTGAAGGAAGACGACTCGATCGACTGCGAGATTCGAGCCGACGATCGGAGTCGCGTATACGTTCGTCCCGTCCGTCGATCGAATGCCGTTCGGGATCTCGGTCCATGAGTTCGGCTGCGTTGCGCTCGGAGCGACCTCGACGAACGCTCCGAGACTACCGGAGACGCTGAGGATCTTCGCGGGGAAGATCTCGGTCTTCTCTGTCGCTCGACTTTGTAGAGTCTTCTCGCGACGCTCGAGTCCCTCGATGCGATCGAAAGTCTCGTTCAGCGTTGAGAACGTGAGTCGGCCAGTCGCGCCGGTGATGAACTGCGGGAACGTCATCGAGTTAGTCCGCGAAGATCATGTACTGAAGATCGACCGTCGCCGACGCTGCTTTCGCGCTCGGAGCGTTCGTACCGAGTCGACAGACCGCCGTCTCTCCCGGCTTCAGTTTCAGAAACGGGACGAAGGTTCCGGTCCCCGTACCAATCTCGACATTGATCGTCGTCGACGTGTTTCGGAAGTACGCATAGCCGGCGGTCCCGACATCTGTCACTCCGAGGAGTTCTGCGGTCGATCCGATCGTCTGGATCCCGCCGGCTCCCGTCGTTCCGTTCATCGTAACGAGGACGTTTCCCGTCGACTCTTTGAAGTTGAGAAATCCCTTCTTCGCAGAGAGAGATAGGTTCACGGTGATTTCGTTCGCCATGTTAGAAGTTTCCAGAGATGAGACCAAACTCGGACAGAATCGGGAACGGCTGAACGTATCGAACCCATCCGGCGTACGAGCCGCGCTGCGCGGTTACTTCGAGATCGACCTTCCCGCTCGCGTTTCGTCGCGGGACTTGAATCATGTGATAGTAAGGGTCGAACGAGAAGCGATGAGTGAGCGAGTACAAGCCGACTCCGATTCGTCGACCCGAGCATCCCTCATAGAGCAGACGTCCCGGATCGACTCCGAGAAACGCGCTCTGATTTCTAGTCGCGACCGAGTATCGAATGTTTGCGGAACGATCCGAAAGAGATACCGCCGAGACTGTCTCTTCGATAACGAGAAGATGCTGATCGACGAAGACCGTCGTCGGAACTCCGCCGGAGTCGATCGGCTTTCCTGCGATGTCTCGATCGTCTGGAGTTCCTCCCTGATCGAGAAGACCGGGACTCGTTCGATAGAGTTCGCGCGGGACTCCTTGATACTCGAAGGAGATCTGAAGGTATCCCGGCTCGGAAGGAGCCGAGATCCCCGTCGGATCCGCGCTCTCGTAGTTAAAGACGACGCGCCACGTTCGCGACGAGTCCGCGAGATGAGTCATCGTGTATGAGGTCGCGAAGAGCGTCTTCGATCCTGGGAAGAGTTCTCCGATCGCCGGCAAACCGCCGACTCCGAGATAGATCTGATCCGGTTCTTCGATCGGAGACGCATCGTCCCAAACGTGAAACGTCCGCGTCCCCGTCACTTTCCCGCCACTCGTCGAGATCTCTCTCGACTCCATCGACTCTTCTACGGAAACCGTCACGCGATACCTCCTTGTGCGATCGAGCCGGCTTTCGCTCGGATCTGTCGGATCTCCGCGAGGATCGCTGCGTCGATCGCTTTCTTCTCTGCGTCGCTATACGCGGCGAAGCGAAACGTCCCGAGCCGAGTCTGAGCCGTTCCCGTCTCGCTCGCGACGCTCTCTCTCCTCTGCTCGAGTTTCTCGATCTGCGTTCTCGACTCCTCGAGTTGCTTCTCGCGGATCGCCTGAAGCCGTTCGGATTCCCTCGATGCGGCTTCCTTCTCCTTCGACTCGATCTCGCGATACTCGCGCTCGAGATTCTGGTCGACGAGTTGACGCTCCTTCGCGTAGCGACTCTCGATCGACCGCTCCTGAGCCGAGCTCCGAGCTGCGTCGAGTTCTTCCTGCTTCTGCTTCTGGAGTCGAGCGATCTCGTCTTCGGCTTTCAGCCGCGCAGCCTTGCGAGCGTCTCCCTCGCTCTCCGCGCTCTGGATCGCCATCTTGCGGACGATCTCTTCCTCGCGTGTTCGCTGCTTCTCGATGTCGTCGCGGATCGATCGCTCGGTCTTTCCGCGCTCCTCCGCAGCCTTGCGGACTTTCTCCGCCGTCTCGAGTTGCTCGGCTTGCAAGCGACGCTGCTCAGAGAATCCGAGACCCGCGTCGATGCCGGCGGAGATGAGATCCGCGATCGTCCCGACGATCGGAAGCGACTTTAGACCAGAGAGGAGAACGTCTTGCCACTCGGCTCCTTCGGCTCCGGCTTTGAGCGCGTTCGCGAGACCTCGAGCGATCTTATCGAACGCGATACCGCTCGCGATCTTCGCTCCGATGCCACTCGAGAAACTGCTCGCGGCTCGGTCGAACTCCTGCGCGAGACCGCGACCGGCAGTCCGTCCGGCTGCGGTCGACTTATCCGTAACCTCGCGGAGTTGTCTCTCGAGGTCCGCGTAGTTCGCGGAGACCGAGATCTCGATTTTTCCTGCGTTCATGCTCGACCCTCGACGAAGCGTCTCGTCCAAGGTTCATCGGACACTTCGCCTCCGTGCATCGCGAGGGAGAGATGTCGTTCGAACTCTGCGATCGTAAGGTCGAGAGGATTGCCGAGACCGGGAGCCGTTCTCGCGATGAGATGAGCCTCCGAGATCCAGTCGCGAGCCGGCTCCGGCATCGCGACCGGATTCATTTTCCCTCGACGCTCTTCTTCTCTTCTCGCTTCGCGGGATTCTCGATCTCGACGTTCAGACATCGCGCCGCGACTACCGAGAGTTCTCCCGGCTCAACGGCTTCCGCGATGCGATCGACATCGGAGACTTCACCAACGATCGCAAGCCGCAGCACCGCGAGACTTCCCTCGAGCGTGAAGCACGAAAGGACGACACTCGAGACCTTCTCAGCCTCAGAGACGGCGCGAGCCGCGAACTCGACGCGCTCTGATCCCGAGAGTTCGAGTTCCTTCGCGAGCGCGATCGCCTTCCGACGCTCGCGCTCGACGATCGCGTTCGAGAGACCGATCCGCTCGCGGACCGTGAGAGGACGGAAACGGTACGCGGTTCCTCCCGCGTGAAACTCAAAGGACGCTGCGAGGTTCATCGGATTCGAAGCCTTTCTACCAGTCGAACGAAGGGATCGTCCGCGTTCACTTCCGAGACGATGCTGTCAACGGATCCCGCTCGACGGATCGTAGCGTCCGCGACGTTGTTCGGCTTCGTTCCCTGAGCGAGAAGCGCGACTCGTAGAGCCTCAGTCTCCGCCATTGCTCCCGGAGTGATCCGTCGCGTCCAGACGATACCGCTACGCTCTGCGATCGTGACGATCCAGTCGTCTCCATTCGGAGAGATGAGAGTCCCGACCTTCCCGAGCATCATTGCATCCAAGTAACCGCGACGGCGGTTCCGTCGCCGGTCTCGAAGTTCGCGGTGACGGTCGCGTCGCCGGACTTGTCGGAGTTGAACGCGAACGAGTCCATACCGACACCGGAGACGATCTTCGTGTTCGTTCCGTAGAGAGAGAGTGTGAGCGAGACGGTCGTATTCTTAACCCAGAAGATCGAAGTAGGAGTAGTCACTCCCGTACTCGTCGCGTCGACGAGCATGATCCCATTGAGCGAGCCGGCGACGTTCAGGAAACCGTATCGAACGCGCTTCCCCGAATCTCCGAACGCTGTCACGTCGGACTTCGTGCGCGAGAGATTCGCAGCGAACGAGCGGACCTTGATCACGGTTTCATTTCCGATCGTGACGTTCCCGTCATTGCCGACGACGTAGGTATCGACTGCCATTTTTTAGACTCCTAAGAGATCTTGTATCCGACCGCTCTGTACCGATCTGTCATCGACCAGGCATCGTCGGAGAATGAGGGAACACCGTTCGAGAGTTTCGTGAACGTGAGACGATCGAATCCAGTCGCCGAGAGCGGAGCCGCCGTGAGAGCCGTCTCGAGTTGCGTCGAGAGCGTATGTATCGCGGTTCCGTACGCTCCCTTCGCGTGAAACGTGAAGAAGAAGACGACCTCGTATCGCGTCGCAGTCCCGAAGATCTGAGTCGTCGTGTAACTCTCGACATCGTAGACCATCAAAGGAAGAACCGCGTCCGTCTCCGCGATCGAGAGCGCGAATCGGTTTCCGAGCGTCGATCCGATCGTCGACGCTGCGAGTTTCGTCTGAACTGCGTCGAGTAGAGCCTTGCTCATCGTGAGCCTCCGAAGTGTCGCGCGAGAGCCTTCTCGAAGATCGCTCCGATCTTCGCGTTCGCGATCGGAAGAACTGGTCGCAGATATGGACGCGGTTCGAACTTCACTCGGAAGCGTCGGTTTCCATACTCGAGGAATGGAGCGTACTTCAGCGTCGATCCGTACTCGAGGACGAACGCGGAGGTCTCGCGGAAGAGGAGCGTGTATCCGCCGTCTGCGTTCCTCGCGTTCGTTCCTGAGACTGTCCACGAACGACGAAGCGAGTTCGTATTCGCAGCCGGCGGGAATCCGGGAGCGGACGCGCGATGAAAGCCGCCGACGAGTTTCCCGATCCGCCGTCTCTTCTCTCGGAGATTCCGTCCCTTCGGCTTCCCTTTGTTCACGCGATAGACGCGACCCGTTCCCGGCTTCGAGAGTTGAGCGCGAACGTACGTCGAGAGGAGAAGTTGCGAAGCGTTGAGACCCTCGACGATCGCGAGGTCGCGAGCGCGAGCGATTTTCGCGAAGTCGATGTCGACCTTCGGATCGTTCATCCTGCGTCGAGAACTCCCTTCGGATCGACCTCGACGACCTCGACGACCGTCATCGAGAGATGAGGAGCGACGAGCGGAGAGTTATTCAGGTTTCCCGGATAGATCGCGCCGATGACTCTCCAGAAGAACGTTTGAATCCCTTCCGTGTCTGTCGTCGTTATCTCGTCGTCGACACCGACTGAAACCGTCCCTTTGAAGTAGATCGTCCCCGTCGTCCTCGAGTTCTGTCGACCCTCGAAGACATCTCCGCTCTGTCCGCTCGGCTGAAACCAACCGACCGCGCTCGTCCGCGACGGCTTCGCATAGGTTCGCTTTATCGTTCCGTCTGTCTGCTTCTCGTATGTCGGAGAGATGACATAGAAGAGCGTCCCGAAGCGATCGACCAAAGACGAGATACTCATCGGAGACCTCGGTACGGACGGAGAATCTCCTTCGCTTCTGTGTCGATGTCGATCGAGCCGCGAGCCGAGTACGAGTAGCCTCCGAGCGATTCGCTCGAGAGACCGGGATCGCGCTTCCTTCCGTTGTAGATCCGGCTCGCGATCATCATCGTTGCTTCTTGAACGTCGAAAGGAATCGTCGCATAGCCGGCGGTATACCGGACGAGGACGCTCTGGTACTGAGAGAGCCATGATCCGTAGAGGATCCCTGCGTCGAGGTTCCCGAGATAATCGTAGATACCCTCGACAAAACCTTCGACGAGGACGGTTCGGTTCATCAATTCCGCGCCGGCTATCCTCTGAAGATGGAAAGACGGAATCGCGACGAGAGCCTGAGCGGAGAAGCCGGAGGTCGCGGAGATCTGCGACGCGAGTTCCGTCGTCGTGTCGTGACTCGCGAGCGAGATCGTCGTTATCGTTTCAGATCCAGTCGATGAAACCTTCGTAAGGTGAAGATGATCGTCGTCGATCGAGACGCTACCGAAGATCAGGGTCGCGTCCGTGAGTTGCACCGATAGAACGCTCTGCGTCGCGGCTCCGACGAAGAGTACCTTCGAGATCGGTCGCTGCTTCAGCGTGAGTCGATGCGCTCCGAACGAATCGTAGAACTCGCGGTAGGTCTGCTGGACGAAATTCCGACCGCAGTATCCCTCGACGATCTTCGAAGCGCGGTCGATCGCTTGCTCGAGGATCGTGTCGTCGGTAGATGCGGTGATCCCGAGATACGTCTTCAGGTTCGCGAGAGTGACGAGAGAAAGAGGATCGACAGCCAAAGATCAGGACTCCTTCGGTTTCTTCATCGGTCGCTTCGGCGGATCCGTAGAGGACGCGAAGAGCGGAGCCGCAGCGACGACGCGCTCGAGATGTCCTGAACGGACCCAAGGTTCCGCGATGCTCGTCTCGAGGTTGATTCGAGTCCCCGGTCGAAGATCTCGACGACCCGTCGCCGGATCGTAGATCGAGAACGGACGGAGAACGATCAGTAAGTCGAGCATTCCTCCGGCCTCCCGTCCTCATGGTATTTCGAGAGGTATTGATGTCGGACGGAGAGATCGTCCGCCGGCCAAGATATGACGCATTGCAAGTGGCCGATCCGGACCTTCGGACAGACCGCGACTCGTCCTCCATGCTCGCGGACTTTGTGCCAGAAGTAGATATCGTCATCGACGCGATTCTCTTCCCAACGACCCTCGGAGTTTGGTTGACCTAGAAACCACGGCTTCGGGATCTTCGCGATCGCGTCGCATCGGATGAGCGTCGCTCCGAAGTGTCCGTTTTTAATGTCGAGAGCCTCTTCGAAAAGTTCGTTCGACATGATCTCGCGACGATTCGTCCCGTCTTCGTTCACGAACTGGACGAGACACGAATCGCGATCGCGTCCGATCTGGAGAGGACAGAGAGCCGCGATGTCTGGATTCTCCTCCATAACTTGCCAGAGCCGCAGAACGTCTCGAGCGTCGAAGATTGAATCGTAGTCGATCGTCAAGATGTACTTCGACTTCCCTTCGCGGACGACTCCCTCCATCAATCTCTGGAGACATTGTCCCCAGAAGACTCCGGTCGACTTCGTGAACGGCATCCCGAGATGAGCGACCGTGTCGAGGATATGCGCGAAAGTGTCGGTCCAGGCGATGCGCGGGAGAGACATGATCGCGTGAACGTTGAGCGGGAGCGTCGGATCTGGTCGCACTCGCTTCTTCACCGTGACGGAGATCCGACCTCGATTCTCTTTCCAGTTGAGCGAGCCTTCTCCTCCTCCGACGATCTCGAATCCTGCCATGTTGAGGACTTCCGAGATCTTCCGTCGATTGAAGACTGCCTGAGTCATTCCGCGAGGACCGCAAAGCATCGGCTCCGGATCTCCGCCTCCGTTCGTGTAGATCTCGACGACCTCGTCGAAGTCGCAGACAGAGAGACGGAGTGTTCCTCCGTCACGGAGGTATCCGTTCCACTTGCGAAGCGTCTCGAGTGTCTGAAGGTACGGAATGCGATCGAGCGTATCCGTCGCGTCGATTTCATCGAGCGACTTCGGTTCTCGATGCGCGAGCGCGTCCTCGATCTCGAGGAAGCGAGCGATGTCTTTCTCTCTCTCGTTCATAGTGTTTCTGCTCCTGCGCGGATCATACCCAAGGAAAAGAGCGCGAGACCTTTCGGTCCCGCGCTCCGGAGATAGAAAGAGCCGTTTCTCTCGATTAGAGACCGATCGCGTTCGCTGCGCCGGCTCCGGCTGCGTCTGTGACACCGTCGCCGGGATTCGAGAGTTCCGCGATGATGACTTCACCGACTCCGGCGGTCGCATGGGTGAAGGTCGTCTTGAGGTAACGCTTCCGGCCTCGGAGGTCGACGTTGAAGATTAGTTTCGCGAGGGAGGTCGCGTTCGAAGTTGTCGAGCCGCTCCAGTCCGTCCCCTGAATCACGCCGGCGAAGGTCGCGTAGGAGGAAGTGGTGTCTCCCTCCTCGACCTTGTTGTTCGTACCGCTCGAGACTGTACCCGTCGAGGACGAGAGACAGATGATCTTCGCGTAGTTGAAGCCGAGCGTGTCGAACTCCGCCGAGAGCGTCGAAACTCCGTTCGTGTTGACGTTGATCGCTCCGACGATTGTCTTTGTGTTTTGTCGCATGGTATGTATCTCCTCCGTTCAGATAGTGAACTTGACGAGCGCACCGGAAGCCGACGAGGAGCCGACGTTCGCGCAGACGATGTCGAAACGCTGCGAGCCGCGAACGACGCGCTCGTCCTGCTCGAAAGCATTCAGAGCCGAATCGCTGAAGGCGATCGAGGTCTGTCGCTTGTCTCCGAAGTAGCAACCCTGCGCGAGGTCTCCGATGTACGCGATGACGTTTCCGTCCCCGTCATCAGGGACCGCGATCGCCTGAGAGAACTCGACCGGGTAGCCGAAGAACTTCGGAGTCGTCATTCCGGATCCGATCTCGGCTGCGGTGACACCTCCGGCGGACATCGCGAGACGCTCGAAGATGGAATGGAAGGTTCCCTTGTTCGTGAAGATCTTGATGTTCTGTCGCTGCGCGGCCCAGGCCGGCAATTTTGCGAACGCTGCGGCGATGTGCGCGATCGTTACCGTCGCCTTGGTCGTCGCGTCGGTCGTGGAGATCTGGTACGTCGCGTTCGAGAGCGCGGTCGCGAGACCGACGATTCCTCCGTAGGTCGACGTGCCGGTTCCGTTGAAGCCGGCGTCGTCTTCCTTGAAAGCGAACTGGTACGCGATTTCGCCGGCGATGTCGTCACCGATCGCGACGACTGCGTCCTCGAGAAGTTCGTTCGAAACCGTGGTGAGTGCCATGAGTTTCTTCGCGACGAGTTGCACCGAGTCGAAGGTCTGAGTCGACTCCGTACCGGCTGCGGTTTCACCGACGAAGTACGCGGTGAGACCCGTGAGACGCTTCGGAATGCGGAGCGTGTCGCCTTGCATCGGGAAGACGCGAGCGTTTCGACGGAAGACCCCGTACTGTTCGCGGAGAGTGATGAGTTCATTCTCCATGAGATCAGGAACGAGGAAACCGCCTTGTGTGTTGACTCCTTCTTGATGTCCCTTCGTCAAGATGAGACCATTTCGAGCGCAGTAGTCCGCGCTCTTCTTGTGACCCATTGCCGCGAGACACCACGTTCCAAAGTTGAACGCGGTCTCCTTGCTCTTCAGGTGCTTCATACGACCCCACTCCTTCGCGTTCGACCAAGCCTTCGGTTCGGCTGCGACTGCGAAGCGAGTGTCCGCGATCTGCGAAGCGAGCGACTTCTTGACCGCGCTCGCGACCTTCTCTTCGAGTTTCTCGTCCATCATGTCTTCTTCCATTTCTTCCGCCGGCTTCGCCGCGCGGACCACAATGTCCAGAGTTGAGGGATCGACCGCGAGACCGTTCTCATCGGTGATCATGTAGCCTTCGAGGATGAGCGACTTCTGAGCGATCATCCCCGCTTCACCCTTCAGATCCGCAGCCTTCTGGAGCGCGGACTTGAATGTCTCGATGTTCATCGTCTTCATTTTGAGTCTCCGACTTTCGATCTATCCGCTCAGCTGCGAGGACTTCTTTCAGGCGACAAGCCGCGAGGAAGTCCGAAGCCTCAGAGATAGATGAGACCTTTCCGCTTCGCAATTTCGCGACGGACGATCTCGTCGATCTCGATCGGCTTCTTCGCTTTCACGGATGAGGACGGAAGATAGATCGAGACGACGGTTCGCTTCGGAGTCTCGACACCGAAGAACTGCTTCGCTGCGACGGGAGAGACCAGACCCTTTCGTACTGCGGTGATGAGCGCGTCCGGGTTCGCTTGCAAAGGAGCGAGCGAGATCTCGAGGAGTTTCCATCGAGAGAAGATCGTCGACGCGGGGTTTCCGTATCGCTTTCGGTCGATGTCGGTCGCTTTGCGGACTCCTCCCTCTTCGGGGACGTATCCGACCGAGACCGCGTTCACGATCCCTTGCGCGACGAGCGCGGCTGCGACTTCAGGGAAGAACTCTCCCGAGTATCCGTCCGGCTTCTTCGCGAACACGAACTCTCCGACGATGTCCTTCTCGCGTCGCTTCAGTCCGACGCATCGTCCGACCGGCTTTCCGTAGTCGTGATTATAGAAGAGGACCGGGTTTCGATCGTACTCTTTGGAGTTCATGCCGGCGGGGATGAGGACTTCTCCGTCGCGATCGAGCGTCTCCGCCGTGATGACGGCGGAGAAGCCTTTCGCAGTTGAGGAGATGTCGGCTTCGAGAGCCTTTCGGATCATGTCGTTCACGCTTCCTCCGTCTCTTCGTCTTCTGGTTCGATGAACGGACCGAGTTTCGCGATCTCGTCGAGACCTGAGTTGATGATCTCCTGATAATCGTCGATGAGTTTCGGCTGAAGAGAGCATCGACAGTTTGGATGCAAAGGAGGACCGTCGATCGACTCGTAGTTCAAGACGAGCGTGTTCTCTCCATCGGCTCCGAGGAGTTCGGTTCCCTTCTGAAAGAACGAGTCCTCGAGCGAGACCGCGTTCTGAGAGAAAGCATTGCTCGCAGCTTCGCAGAACTCGCAAGGGTCCGGAGCGAGGAGCCAGGTCTTCCCCTCAACGATCCCCGTCGCTTTCCATGCTTCGACCTCAGCCTTGCGGCTTGCTCTCTGCGTCTCGGTTCGAGCGATCATCAAAGCGCGAGAGCGAGTCGCTCGAGCCGCGTCTCCCTTTTCGCCGGCCCAGTCCTGAACGTCGGACGCGATCTCAGGGATCGTCTTTCCGTCCTGAACTCCGGTCCCGATGATGTCGGAGAACCGCTCGATCGTGTATCGGTTCACTCCTCGCGCGGCTCCTCGAGATAGACGAACGCTCTCGGTTTCCGTGTAGGCTTCGAGTTCTCGTCGGCTCGGCCAGAAGTCCGGCGACGCTTTCGCGAGTTCCTTCACCGCGTCGACTCCGACCGAGATTCCCTGCGAGATCGCGGTCGAGAGATACGGTCGCATCGCTGCGACGAGTTCGCGGTCCCACTTCGACGAGCGCAGGATGTTCTCGACTTTCGCCGTGAGTTCACTCGTCGGAACGTCGGACTCGCGGAGTTCCTTCAGGACCGCGTCGACTTGCCGGCGAAAGACGCGATCGACGCTTGCTGCGATCTTGTCTTCGTCCTTCCGGATCCGATCGAGTTCGCGCTCCGCGTCGTCCTTCGACGCTTTGCGTAGGATCGCTGCGGGGACGTACGGTTCCGGCATCTCGTCGAGATGCTTCGACCAGAGAGAGAGAGCGGAGATGGACTTGGAGCCGCAGGAGCCGCAGCCACAATCGCAGCCGGCGGACTTCGTCTTCTTCTCGAGTAGACCGCTCGACGACTTCGCCTTTCTCTCTGCGAGACGCTCGCGCTCGCGATCGAACTCGTCGACCTTGCGCGAGGACCACGCGAAACCGTCGTCCCCTCCCCAACCATTCCACGCTTGCCAACCTCGACCCTGCTCATCCCAAGTCGCTCCCTGCTTGTCGCTCGCGTGTCGCTCGAAGTACGCGACCATACGTCGGATCGTGTCCTCCGAGAGCGGCTTTCGATTCGCGAGGTCTCGCGCTCGAGCGATGCCGATCGCCGTCATCCCGCGCTGCGACTCCGGCTTCGATGCGCGGACCTCGAGAGCGCGTCGAGCGTTCTCCGCGACCGTCTTCGGCGGGACCGTGTCAATATCCGAGAGAGCCTTCTGAGAGACCTCGATCGACTTCCCTTCTCGACACATCGAGTACGCGATCGCGATCGCTTGCTCTTCGGGATAGCCTTCCTCAAGGAGCGTCGGGATCTTGCCGGCGACACAATCGGAGAGCGCGTCCTTCTGCTCGAGCGTACCGCTCGGAGGTTCCGCAAGGTCTGGAGCCTCATCGAGCGGACCGACGAGACCGTCTGGAGCCTCCGTCGCTGCGAGAGGCTGCGGAGCCGGCATCATTGCAGCCGGACCTCCGAGCGTCTGTCCGTTCACGAGAGCGCGATCCGCGAAGGGATCGTCGAGCGGCTCGCGACCTTCTTCGAGCCGAGCTTCGTTGATTGTCATCCAACCGCCAGAGACGGCGGTCCTCCGCTCCTCGAGTTCGAGCCGGCGGTCCTCGACGACCGGGTTATCGTAAGAGAGGAAAGCGTCGTCCTCGATTCCGAAGAGAGGGAGGAGAGACTGGTTCAAAGTCTCCTCGTCCATGCGGAGCATCGGAAGGACGGTTGACTCTCTCCACATCGAGTAGCCGGTCTGCGCGGAAGCGAGGTTCGGATCGTTCGCTCGAAGCATCGAGACGGGGACTCCGAAAATCGCCGCGATCTCCTCGACGATGTCGGTTCGTCCGCCGAGTTCCTTCGGAGGAAACGAAAGAGGCTTAATGTCGATATCTGCGGTCGACGTGAGGAAGCGACCAGTCCTTCGCGCTCCGCGAAGTTTCTCGTCGATCTGCGCTTCGAGACGTTCGATCTCATCGGGAGAAGCGTCTCCCTTGATGCTCATCAAGTAGTCCGGTCGCGCTTTGTTCTCGAAGAACGAGAGGTCCATCTCATGGACCGCAGCGTTCATCTGGACCGCTCCCCACGCGGCTTCGACCTTGCCGATCCCGTAGTAAAGGTCCGCCGGATTCGGTCGCTTGAAATGGATCACTTCGTCCGGTGCGAAGATCTTTCGCTGCTCTCGGCTCGCTCCGTAGAGATAAGCGTCGATGAAAGTCTCTTTCCCCGGGACGATCTCGACGAACTGAGACGGCATCGTCCAGAGTTCGACCGGCTGCTTCGTCGTCGCGTCGAGAACGGGGTGAAGGTACGCGTTTCCCGTGAGTTCGGTATACAAGATCCGGAGGACGGTCGCATCGTAGCCGTTCTGGTACGGGTTGACCTTCGAGAGAAGATCGAGAATAGGATGCGTGTCCGTCACTTCCTCGAAGTCGCTTCCGTACTCCGCAGCCTTTCGGACGACGTAGTTCGATGGACGCTGCTCGAGATCGCCGGCGATGAAAGCCTTCACGCGACGCGATGTCTTCCGCGTGTTCCAGAGTTTGACTCGGGTCGATCGGTTTCGAACGTAGAGACGGAGCGGAGTCGATGCGACCGCGATCGCGTTCAGGTTCGCGGCTGCGTAGATCCACGATCGGTAGTTGGCGACGGCTCCGTATGGAGAGAACGTCTGTCGCTTCCCTTCGTTGCTTCCTCCTCCAGAGACGACGAAAGCCGTCGAGCGTTGCCACTTCTCCGAAGACGTGACGGCTTTTTGGTTGAATGCGGCTCGGATTCGTTCGAGGAAGTTCATAGAACCTTCAGTAGAAGAGGACGACGCGAGCGACGCGCGAGGACCGCAAGCGCGAGAGCGCAGACTCCGTCGTCGTGTCCGACCGTCGCTTCGTAGGAGACGTGCTTTCCTGAGTATCGGAAGCCGAACGACTCGAGTTCACTACGGAGGAAGCCTTCAGGGAAACGGATCTCCCGCGTCTGGATCGCGAGTTGAAGACCTTCGACGAGTTGCTGCTTCGTCTGCGCGGTGAACTTGAATCCCTCGACCTTTCGACAGACTTTCCGAAGATCCTCGACGATCGGATCTCCGACTCCGGTCGAGTCGATCTGCGCGGGGATGTTCTGAATCGTCTTCGCGAGACGCTCGCGAGTGACGGACCAAGGGGACTGCCATCTCTCGAGCCGGCAGACGCGACCCTCGCGATCGAGACCGACGAGGACCGTCCAGTCGTGACTCTTCGCGAGGTCGACTCCGAAACACTCTGGAGCGTCTGAGGAGAGAGGAGAGAGACAGTCTCGGATCGCATCGAGTCCGAACGGGTTCCCGCCGTCCTCAGCCGGTATCCCCTCCATCTCCTGCGCGAAGACTTCAGGAGGAAGCATCCTCCGCGCGGCTTCGATCTCCTCCGGGTCCATGTACGGATTCGACGCGGAGCCGAGCCGGAACGACCGCCAGAGACCGGAGTCGTCCTTCTCTCCCTGGAGGTAGAGTTTGTGGAAGTCTCCGGTTCCCTTCGGAGTACCGAGGAAGATCGCGGATCCGCGCCGGCTTGAGAGCGTCGGATAGATCGCAGCCGACCAGATCGCGAAGAGGTTCCGAGCGAAGCCGGCTTCGTCGACGATGACTCGATCGTATTCGCGACCGCGTCCCGCGTCTTCGTCCTCCGTCGTCCAGAAGTCGAGCGCGGCTCCGGTCTTGAACTCGAAGCGACGCTCGACGCGATCGACTCGAGAGACGATCGGTTTCAGAGCCTTCTCGAAGTCGCGCATCGGCTGCGCGAGATACTTGTAAGTCGGAGCAAACCAAGCGACGAGACGACCTCTCAGGATGTCGTCGATGAGGACTTGCTCTCCGAAGGTCGTCTTTCCCCAACGACGACCGATCTCGAGGACGGAGAATCGAGCGAGTCGCGAATAGACCTCCCGCTGAGAAGCGTGAAGGACGGACTCGATCGCGGGGACGCGGACTTTCATTCAGACTTCGGAGCGATGCGCTCGATCTCGACGACCTCTTCGCGGATCGTCTCCTCGCTCCGCTCCTTCTGTCCGAGGATCTGCTTTCCGAGCCAGATCAGCATGGCTACGTTTCCCTCGCTCGCCTTCTTCCATTGAAGCCGGCGAAGACTGGTCTTCATCTTCGCGGATCCCTTCGCGATCGCTTCGCGACAGTCCGCGCGTTTCTGGAGGGTTCGATCGGAGCATCCTACGAGGAAGCCGATCTCCTCCTGAGTGCAACCGATCGCGGCTGCGGCTTCGATCTGTCGGAGGTCAAGTTCGAGTCGCGGTCGAGCCACGTTCCGCCTTCCTTCCGGTTTGTTTCTCCCAACGTGAGACGATGACATCGCAGAATGCCGGAGAGATCTCGAGTCCGAAGCATTTTCGACCGAGCATCTCAGCCGCGAGAAGCGTCGTCCCTGATCCGAGGAAAAGATCGACGATCGCTCCCTCTGAATAGTCCTCGACGATAGATCGCAGAAGACGTATCGGCTTCTGCGTCGGATGAACTCGTCTTTCGTTCGCTCCGTCTGCGTTCACTACTCCTCCATGCTGAACGCGATAGATGCGATCGAAACCGCTCGTTTTGCTCGTCCATGCTAACTCAAAAGGAGAGCCGAGCATTCTGTCCGCGTTTTCGTCGACGCGCTTGTCCCAAACGATCCAACGTCCCCGATGCGGGAGATGCTGCGGAAAGCAGTTCGCTCCGAAAGCGACGACGTTGTCGAACTGCGAGAAGATCTTCGAGAGATCGAGTTCCCCTTTGTCGTTCGCGAAACCTTGCCATTTCAGAGTCGATGCTGAATGTCCGCGCCAGTCGACTCCGAAGGGAGGGTCCGTGATGAGATTCGTCTTCCTCTCTCCGTTCATCAATCGCTCGACATCCTCCGACTTCGTCGAGTCTCCGCAGAGCAAGCGATGATCTCCGAGGATCCAAAGGTCTCCCGTCTTTGTGATCGGATCGACTGGAGCCTCAGGGACTTCGTCCTCCGTCACTTCATCGGGAGCGAGTAGAGCGTCGATCTCCTTCGCATCGAATCCGGTCGCGAGCGCGAGATCCTCGTCCTCGATCTGAAGAGCCGCGAGAGTCTGCGAGAGAACGTCATCGTCCCACTCCGCGAGTTCACTCGAGCGATTGTCCGCGATCGCATACGCGGTCGCTTCGCTTCCCGAGAGAGGAGATCGGACGATCGCGATCTCTTTCCATCCGAGAGACTTCGCAGCCGCGAGAGTTCCGTTTCCGGCTCGGACGACTCCGCTCGCGTCGACGACGATCGGCTTTTGTTGTCCGAATCGCTGAAGACTCGACCGGATCGCTCCGAGGTTCTTCTCGTCGTGTTTCCGAGCGTTCGCCGGATCGAAGACGAGCGTCTCGATCTTCACGAGTTCCGTCTTCATGCTTCCTCCGCGTTTATTTGCTCGATGATCTTTCGCGGTGTCGCCATGAGTTCATTCTCCCGGCTTATATGCTTCGACGTTGAGAGATATCCAATGGTGCGACGTGTTCTGTCCCTCTGCTCCTGCGCGAGAGATTCGCTCGAAACCGGACTCCTCGAGGATCTGAAAAAGAACCTCTACGGTGAAAGCGGACTTGTGAAAGTCGTCCGCGTCGACCTGTCCTCCCATGAGATACCGAAGAAGGTTCGGATCCCTGAGACCGCTGAAGAGTCCGTACACAATCAGACCGAGATCAGGGACCGCGAGGTAAAGCCGTCCATTCGGTCGAAGAACTCGTCTCCATTCCTTCAGCGTCGGAAGAAGATCTAGAAACCCGAGATGTTCTAGAACATGAGAAGCGCGAATCTCGTCGACGCTTGAATCCTCGAGCGTGATCTTCCGCGCGTCTCTTCCGTCTTTGATGTCCCACGAAATCCAACCATGCTCGAGAGCGGCTCCCGCTCCGATGTCGAGTCGTGTTCTTTCCATCTCTGATCTCCTATCTCTGGAGGATCTCGTCGATCCGCGACGATGTTAGCAAGCCGAGCGAGCCAAGGTACTCCATGCCGGCGACGGTTACGGGATCGTCGGAGACTACTTCGTTCGCAGCCTGAGCGAGCGCGAGGAAGCGTCGCGTCGGAGCGTCGGAATCCGACGCGACGAGAATCGCGTCGAGTTCCGCCGTCGTGAACCGACCGAGGAACTCGTAGGAGGTCCATCGAGCCGCGAGGAATGTTCCGAGTTCGTAGACCGCTCCGATTCGAGCGGTCCCGTCATCGGGGACGCATCCGTTCGGACGCTCGTCGGAGACGACGAGAGCGACGACGACGTTCTGAGCATCGAGACGAGCGAAGTTCATCGCGAGACCTCCTGTCGGAACTCGAGGTAGTCCATGTAGAAGGTTCTCGATGTCGTTCCGAGTGCTTTGATAATCATCGCGAGAACTCCCGCCGTGATCGAAGTCCCGCTCTGGAGATTCGCGACGACTGTTCCGACTCGGTTTCCGTTGATCCAGAACTCGGTCGACGATGCGTCCGCGTTTATGATGATCTCGAGCCGATACCACGTCGAAGCCGCGACCGCGACTCCCGTGTCGACTTGCGTCAAAGTCGACGAAGCGTCGACGAGGTAGATCTGCCAGTTTCCGCCGTTGATGTTGTCTCGGTATCGAAAGACGGCTCCGACTGCTTCGGTGATGATAGTCGTCTGGTTTCCGAAGCCGATCTTCAATCCGTAGCGATTCGTCCCGTCTGAGAGCGAAGACGGAGTGAGGATCATTGCGGACATCGAGAGCCGACCGTATCCAAACAGGATCTGGTCGACGAGCGGAGTCTGGATCTGAGCGCGTCCCGTCGTCGTCGTTCCTGTCGCGATCGAAGCGATCCCGTAGCGATTCGAGACGGCTCCGATCGTCGCGAGAACGGAAGCGAAAGAGACGGCGGCTCCGGTTCCCGAAGTCGCGGACGCGAACGGAGACACTTCCGCCATGTCGGACGCTTGCAATATCGAGCGATTCGCGTCGAGATAGTCTGTCGCTGAGGGAACTCGAAGAAGCATTTCATGTACCTCTCGCTCGATCGTAACCGTGAAGACGTTCGAACTCTCGCAAGGCTTGCGGATGAACTCGACGGTCCTTCGAGAACGGGATTCGCATCCCTCGAAGGATTCCGTTGTCGATCCACTTCGCGACGGTTCTCATCGAGACTCCGAGCCGAGCCGCGACTTCTCCAGTCGTGAGCCAACGAACATAAGTCTCTCCCGGCGGAGAGAGTCTCTGCTGAATGCGCGACTTCGCTTTATTCGTCGACATAGGAGGGAGGAACTATGTAGAGACCTTCTTTGAGTTCGACGCTATTCGCGCTTCGGGTCCATGTCCCGTTTTCCATGATCCAGACTCGAGCCTTCACCGGCTCCGCGAGACGGACCGGACTCGTCTCCGGAACGAGAACCGTTCGAACGCATCCAGTCGCGAAGACGAGAGCCGGCGCGACGCAAGCGATCGCGACCGTCCGTCCCGTCCGATCCAGTCTGCGACTCTCGGAAGAGACGCTCGAAGACGCGAGCGAGCGCGGAGACGATTCCTTCGATGATAGAAGCGAGCAAGTCATCCTCCGTTGTTCTCCAGTTGTTCTACGCGCCGGCGGAGACGTTCGATCTCATCGGCGGCTGCGTCGAGTTCCTCGCGGACGTTCCGCCAGATCGAGAAGCCGGGGAAGAGCGAGAGAAGCCTCAGCCGCGCGACTCGGTCGTTCGTCGACCGGAGTTCGGCTTCGTAGGCTTTGCTCGTCTCGTTCCATCCGCTCATCGGATGCCGACATCCTGAGAAGAGACGCGATTGTCTCGAGCCGCGATGAGACCGACTCCGGCGATGATCGCAGCCGCGACCGCTCCCCAGTCCGCCGTCGTCGTTATGTCTCCGTCGAGTTCAGACTTCACCGCTCCCGCGATCGCGACCACAATCGCGAGAATGCCGGTCGTCGTCGTTCGCCATGATTTCATTTTGGACCTTCTTTCTTTTTGAGTTCCTGAAGTCCGTGTCGAGCGAGGTCGATCGTCAGATCGTGCAACGCGCTCGCGATCTTCTCGACGTTCTCCTCGACGCGCCGAATCCGGTCCGCGTTCTGGATCTTCTCCGACTCGAGAAGCGTCTGAATCTGTCGGAGGTCTGAGCGGAGACCGTAGACCTGAGAGAGAAGCCAGACGACCGCGCCGATCGACGGGATGAGGACGACCGAGACGATCTTCAGCACGTCTTCTACGTTCACGGCTTCTCTCCGATGACTGCGACTTTTCCGGCGACGGTTCGCAAGTCGTCGAGCCGGAGTAAGAGATAGAAGTTCGGATCTCCGTTCTCGCGGAGGAGGACGACCGGGATCGAGGAGGACTTCCTCGCGTCGTCTTCGGCTTGCTCGTAGAACCGGAGGACCGAGTGTTTCGCTCGACCCTTGACCTCGAAGTGAACTCCCTCGAGCGTCGTCTGTAGGTCTGCGTCGCCGGCGCGACCGCAGAACTGGACGGAGCGACGAGCGGAGACCCCGAGCGACGTCTCGATCGCTTTCGCGGCTTCTCGTTCGATTCGCGCTCCCTTTGCTCTCGAGTTCGTCACGCGTTCTATATCGGCTCATCCTCCCGTTTTATAGAGCCGAAGAAACCGAGCCTCTTCTCCCTTGTGAAACGACGAAGCCGAGATCCTGTCTCGGCTTCGTCGCTAAAGGGAAAAGATGTCCGTTCAGAAGAGAGCGTAGATCATCCGACCGAGGTCGATCCAGAACTGGACCGCAAGGACGAGAAGGAAAGCCGCGAGGGAGAATCCGAGGAACGTCCAGACGATCTCGGAGATATTCAGGAACCGCCAGAAGCCGCGATACCGCCGGCGGAAGTGTTCCTCATCGTATTC